TGCCGCTTGGCCCGATTGCTCTGCCACTGGCGATTCTTCGTGAGGATGCCGAGTTGCCTGGCCTGGTCTTCGTCCTCGATCCGGCGCAGCTTCATCGCCCGCTCGCGGTTCCGCTGGACGATCTTCCTGCGTGCGTCATTCTTCGCCTTGCTGATCGCCGCGTCGGCCTCGCGGTCGATCATCGCATAAGCCCTGTCGCGAGATTCACTCGTGCTCTTGCCGAAGAGGCTCTTGATCCACTCCCACGCCTTGCGAGCCCACTTGACCATCGTCGTCCACGTGGCCTTGAACAGGTACACGAAGCCGTCCCAGATGTTCCCGAAGAACGCGACCGTGTGGGCCCATGCGGCTTCCAGGCCGCCCCAGATCCTGCTGCCGACCAGCAGCAGGCCGGTGAAGGCGTCGATGCCGATCTTGATGAAGAAGTTCTTGAAGTCCACCCACAGGCCGGTGATCCAGCCGATGCCGCGTTTCCACCACATCTTGAGGGTGAGCCAGAGGATCTTCGCGGCCAGGCCCATGTCCCCCGACTTCAGCGCCTTGACGATGCCGCCGTAGGCTGCGACCCCGTTTTCCTTGAGTTGGCCGAACTTCTCTCCGAACCAGCCCAGCGCCTTGCCGCCGGCCTCCGTGGCCGTGAGGGTGTAGGCGCCCAGTGCGGCCAGGGCGGCGATCACCATGCCGATCGGGCTGACGAGAAAGCCGATCACTGCGCCGAAAACCGTGAACGCCATCGTCGCAATCTTGACGATCATCACCAGGCCCCCAAGGGCTATTGCTCCGACCTTGACGATTGCGCCGAATGCCATCAGGCCGATGCCCAGCGCCAGAATCCCAGCCGCGACCTGGAGGACCGTCACGATCAGATCGCGGTTGCTCTTGATCCAGCCGGACACTGCCACGACGGTTTCGGTCATGGTCTCCGCCAGTTCCTGCAGCAGCGGAGCAAGGGCCGAGCCGACATTGAAGACGCCCATCTTGACCGTCTTCCACAGGGCATCCATGGCATCGGTAAACTCTTCGGCCGCTTGAGCGTCTTCCTTGCTCATCGTCAGCCCGAGCTTCTTCGCTTCCTGCTGGAGCTTCGTGATGCCTTCGGCGCCCGCCTCGAACATCGGGATCAGGTTCGTGCCCGTCCGTCCGAAGAGCATCATGGAGATCGCCGCCTGCTTCGTGTCGTCTTCCACCTTGCCGAGTTGTTCGGCGAGAACCTTGAATTGCTCTTCAGGCTTCAGGTTCTTCAGGTCGTCGAACGTCACGCCCAGGGCGTCAAGGGCATCTTTCTGGGTCGATAGGCCGCGACCGGCGTCGAAGATACTTCGCTGCATTTTGCGGAATGCCATCTCCAGCGACGAGAACTCCGTGCCCGTCTGGGACGCGACATAACGAAGCTCAGAAAGTGCCTCGACGGACATTCCCGTCCGCTTGGACATCTTGGCCACCTGGTCGCCGTAGCTTGAGAAGTGCTTGGCCGCGCCGAGCAGCGGGGCGGCCATCGCCGCGCCCAGGCCGGCCAGCTTCGTGCCGATGTTCATCACCCCCGCGCCGAACGCGCGAAGCCGCTTCTGGGCCCGCTTGAGGCCCGCCGTCAGCTTGTCGCCCACGCCGAGTTCGACGTAAGCCCGACCTGCTCTTATGCCCTTTGCTCCTGCCATAGCGTTACGCCTTTACCGAATTGGCCCACAGCTTCGGGAAGCTGCCGGCCTCGATTTCCTTCTCAAGGGCCGGGCCCATGAACGGGCGGGCCCTGTATCGCACACGTCGCCGCCTGCGCCTCTCGCGGCGCGTGACCGTCTTGCCATGTTCCAACGTCTCGCCAGCCTGGTCACGGTTGCCCGTTGTCCTGGGGCCGATCACGACGGATTCACTGCCACGGTCGTATCCGAAGAGGATCAGACCCTTGAGGCGACCCGTGTGCGAACTGGGCGGCTTGCCCGGGGCGGATATCTTCTTGCGCCTGCGAATGCTGGAACGCGCACGCCGGCGAATGAACGCACCGGCCCGCATCAGCGCCGAGCGGTTCGCACGCTCTACGCCCCGGACGATCCGATTGCCGTCGAATAGCACGCTCACGGAGGGCGTTTTCATTCGTAATGGAGCGATGCGTTTCATGAGCCACAAATTCCTCAGTACGGCCAGAACATCAGCGCCAGGGGCGCGCCGACGATCAGCGACCCGACCACCAGCAGGGCTATCCCCCTGGCCTTGCCCTTCAGCGCGGCGCAGGTGCAGAAGCCAAAGAGGGCAAACGCGCCCAGAACGGCAATGGTCGCCGCGACGTACTTGTCCCTGCTGCGGTTTTGTTGCCGGTCGGTCTTGGCCTGCTCGGTGTCGCGGGCATAGTTCGTCGTCTGGACCGATAGCGTGTTCTGTACCTGTGTGATCTTCTGCGTCAGGTTCTCGATCTGCTCTGCCGTCACTGGCGCCTCGGTCGTCGAAGTCGGCGTCTGTGTGGCGGCCTGTTGCGGAGGGGTGACGCAACCGGCCAGGAAGATCGCAATTGGGACTGGGATCGCCATGTACTTCATTTCTTCGCTCCTACCACCTAATCCAGCAGTGCCTTCAGCACTGTAATGTTGTCCTTCGTGATCCTGATTCGATGCTCGCCGGCCTTTCGGCTCTCCCACGGGTTGACGGTTTCCGGCCGAATGGGAGCCTTGCCCTTGGGCCGGTTGACGTTCAGGATCGTCGCGACGACCGCCGACGTGTGGCCCCAGAGCGACCGGCTCTTGCCTTCGGTCATCTCCAGCAACTCGCGGATCGTCAGCGGGCCCGGGTCCACGCCGATCGCACCGGCGATCTGATAAATCAGCCGCCAAGGGTCGCCAGTGCGTCCGCCATTTCGCTTTCGAGAGCTTCGTCGGTCGTCTTTGCGTCCAGAACGTCCTGCGCCCGGTCGATCATCTCCGTGGCCTTTTCCAGTACCCGACGAGCCCGTGCCCTGTCCCGTGGGCTCGGGGAAAAATCCACGATCTCCTCCAGCAGCGCCCGCGTGGCCTGGTCTATCGCATCGCCGGCCATGGCCTCGCCGAACTGCTCGTCCGTGACGCCAGCCGCGTCCGCCTCGGGTTTGCAGACGACGTACAGCACGTCCACAAGGAAGCACGGATCGGAATGCAGCCGCGTAAACAGGTGGTCCTCGGGCTTTTCGGCTTCGCCGCCGAGTTGCAGAAGGTCCACGTCGAGCATCGACCTGACGCGCTTCGCCGCCGTCACGTTCATGGCGATCTGCCACGTGCGGCCGGCGTTGTCCTTGAATGTCTTCATGGCGTTCTCCTTAGGTCGCGGTGAACCAGCTCGTGTAGGACGACGGCTTGATCGTGACGCTCACCGTCGCGGCTTCCTCCAGCGGCTCGGAGCGGCTGAAGTTCGTCACCGTGAAGTTGCCCGTCAGACCCTGGCTGCCGGCCGTGCCATAGGCGCCGTCCAGCGCCATCATGGAGATCTCCGTGCCGTTGGCCCATGCGGTCTGCAGCGCCGTGAAGCCAGCGTCGCCCGGCTTCCAGATCGCCTCAAACTCGATGCCGCCATCCTTCAGCGTGCCTGCCGTCGCGCGCCATCCGTTGTTGGCACGGGTCGTGATGTCGGCCTCGCCTTTTTCGAGGTTCAGATTCACGTCCTTGGCGTTGGTCAGTTCGGCCCATGTCACGTTGTCGGTGACGTTCAACGGGTCGGTCTCGGTCAGCACGCTGTCGCCGTAGTACAGCTTGCAGTTCATCCCAAGTACGAAGTTTGGCATGGTAAGCTCCTAAGGTAGCATTGTTTATGTTTCGGTGGCCCTACTCGGCCGGGTCCGCGTCGAGTTCGGGCAAGATATCGGCGATGCTGTCTCGCACGATTATGGCGTCGGCGCCCCGGCGAAGTGCCATGTTCGCCGCCCGCTGCAAAAGTGCCTTGCCCGTCTCACTCAGGCCCGCGATGCCCAGGTCGGCGTTGAACGACTCGGCGTCCGCGGCCTGCCGGCCAATCGCGTCACTGACGCTTCGGGCGATACGGTTGAGCTGCGCGACGGTGAAGACCTGATTGCCGCGCATGGCGACCTTCCGGCCGTCAAGCGTGACGACCCGGAAGCCCCGGTTCGCGTTCTGCTGTGCCTCGTTCGGTCGCTCTGCCATGATGATCTTTTCCTTTTGGGTTGCCGGCGTTAGTTGTTGTTGTAGACGTAGAAGTTCGAGCTTCCGCTGATGACGTCCGACAGTAGCGAGTAGATCATGTACATGACGTACGCCACGCTGTACCCGCTGCTGCTGTCATACAGCAGGTCGGCGATGCCGTACCCGTTGCTGCCTTCCGAGAAGACGCCGTCATAGCCGTAGCTCAGGTTGGACCCGTACAGGTACACATTCGCCCCGTACCCGCCCGAGTCCCACGAGGAGAGATAGTCCGTGTTGGATTCGATGCTCGACAGCGACGAGATCATCGTGTCCTGCTTCGCCCCGGTCGCCAGCGCCCCGGTGTCGAACTCGATGTTATCGACCTGCAGCGTCACGGCGCCCGATGCGATACTCTCCATCGCCGCCAGCATGTCAGCTTCATGTGTTGTTGCGCCGTATCCCATCACCAGGTACCTCCCACAATCGAAACCACGTCGCCCACCGTGCCCTTGATCTGGATCTCAGCCAGGTCCACGCGGTGCAGCGTGTGCCACTCGCCGGCCAGCCAGGGCACGTCGCTACCGTCGTCGCCCTTGAACTGCACCGCCGCCGCATTGGTCGGTGGGCACGAGATGGTGACCGTGGCCACCAGGAAATCGGCCACCAGCGGCTGGTAGGTGCCCGTTACGTCGATCTTCCGCATGATTGTGTTGTTCATGGTTTTTTGGCTCCTCGCTACTTCATGGCCCGGTACGTCACTGTCAGCACGGACGTGAATGCTCGTTGCTCAGCCAGGTGCGCCGGCGCATAGACCGGGTCGTTGCTCGCAGCCACCCATGTGGCCCACGGTGTCGCCGCAAGTGCCCGTCGCTTCAGGAAGTCGGCGATCTCGTCAACGACCGTGCCCAACGCTGCGACCTCGGCGTCGAGGTCCGTGCCGAGCTTCTTCTGGATGCCAATATCCACCGCAACGTCGTACTGGCAGACGCTGCGAGTCGCTCCGGTGATCTCGACGGCCTTGGGCACGACGGAGACTTTCAGGTCGGCCAGATCTTCCAGGTCGAACTGCGGTAGCACGCGCCTCTCGGCGGTGAAGGCCTCGCTGAACGTGCCCGAGTCGGCACCGTTAAGTTCCGCTGCCACGGCGTCGGCTATGTCGGTAACCAGGCTCATGGCTCACCCACCGATCCACATAACCAGGCCGGATGTCAGGCCCGTTGCCACAGCGCCGAGGATCAGCCAGATGAGCTTGGCCTGGCGCTTGGCGTCCTGCTCCAGCCGATCCAGGCGGACCAGAATGCCCGGACGCCCGTTACCACGAATCGCCTCGTCGAGCCGGTCCAGCTTTTCGTGAAACACCTCGAAGTGCTTCTGGCAGTGCTCGTAGTGTGTGCAGTCGCTCATGTGTCAGTTCCAGTGTCTTTCGTGTGAATCCGATACGTTTGCCGGTATGGATCGCTCCATCGCCAA